GACCCGACGAGCGGGCGGCTGTGGATGAGCACCGGCTACTGCTGGGTGGACACCGTCACCGTCAGCTATTCCGGCGGCTATGACCTGCCCGAGGAAGCACCGGCCCGACTGCAGCGCGCGGTGATCGACGCGGTCAACGCCGGGCGCACGTCGAGCTATCGCGATCCCACCATCCGCGAGGTGCAGCACGGTGATGCCCGCGTGAGCTACTTCACGCCATCGGTGTCATCGACAACGGGATCGTCGGACTTCCTGTCGGCGGCCGCGGCCGAACTCATCAAGCCATATCGCCGACTGCATGTCGCATAGGAGGCCATCATGTCACTGGCTGGTGTTCTGCTGGGACTGATCAATATCTGCATCGTCGTCGCAATCCTGGTGCTGATTGGATACGTCGCCATTTGGTTGCTCGGCCTGCTCGGGTTTCCGATCCCGGCCACGGTGCAGAAAATCTTCATGGTCATCGTGGCGCTGATCGCGCTCTACATGATCGTGGCGCTGCTGCTGGGGATACCGTCGGTGCGCATCATCGGCGCGGCGGGGCCGCTGTTGGCATGATCGACTACAGCGCGCTGCTCTATGACCCGATCTATGACGTGCTCGGCGTGCCGGCAACTTTGACCGTTGGGGCAACCGAAGTCGCGCTGACCGTGGTCGACGACCTCAAGCCGAAGGTTGAGGCAAGCGGCGGCTTGCAGACCCGCGGCGTCGAGCCTGGTGCATTTGCCCGCATGCCCGAACTTAGCGCGTTGGGGGTTGCGATCAATGATTGCATCGGCGCAGTGCTGGCATTCAATGGACGTAGCTGGACGGTGCGCAATTTCGATCTGCGCGGCAATCCAAATGGCGAGGATGCTGGCGAGGTGCGGTTTCTGTTGAAGGAGGCGGCCGTTGGTTGATGTTCGCGAGGACATCCTGGCGCGCCTGCTGGAGGTGGTTGCCGCCATTCCGAATCTTCGCTCGTCGCATCGCAGCAATGTGGACATCAACGAAACACAACTGCCTGCCGTGGTCGTGCTCGACGGCGACGAGGAAACCAACGACTCGACCGATCTGTCGATGCGGCCGGCCAACCGGCCGACCATCGTGCAGTTGACGCCGGGGATCATGATTGTCGATCAGGGGGAACTAGTCGGGTCTGCGCTCTCGGTACTGCGAAGTGAACTGATCAAGCGGGTGCTGACCGATACCGAACTCAACGAGCAGATCGTCAAGACCGGGCGATTCGGTAACGGCGCGATCCGTTATCTCGGATGCCAGACCGATCTCGGATGGGCGCGCGAGCTGCATGGGGCGCTCGCGATGCAATTTCTGTTCAAGTACGCACTGCGGCCGGAACAACTCTAAAGGAGAGGAACCATCATGCCCGCATCACCGGACGTTCAAAATTATCATATCGGAAAAGGAATCGTCAGCTTCCAAGAGGCCGGTGGTTCAACGTTCACCGACCTCGGCAATGCGCCGTCATTCGTCTACACGCCGACCGTCGAGAAGAAAGAGCACTTCTCATCGCGCGAGGGTATCAAGACGAAGGACTTCACCGCGATCACCCAGATCGGCGCCACCATCAAATTTGTGCTCGACGAGATCACCGGCACAAACCTTGCGTTCTTTGCGCTGGGCGATGTGGATACAACTGTTCCCGGCACCATCACCATCAATGGTCTTTCCAAGGCCGAGTTCACCGGCGACATCAAAGTCGTCGGCACCAACGACATCGGCCAGCACGTCGATTTCACCGCCACCGTCTCGTTCGTCCCGTCCGGTGATTTCAGCTTCATCACCGACTCGGATGACTTCTCGACCATCGAGATCGAGGCCGAGGTGATGAAAGACACTGATGGTTTCTTCGGGGTATGGACAATCCACGACACGGTAACGCCGTAGGAACAATCATGGCAGACCTTCTGGACATTGCACCATCGACCGCGGTCGAGGTCGTCAAGATCAACGGCGAGCGTTACACCGTGCGCGGTCTACACGGCAACGCTATCGCATCCATTGTCGCGCGCTTTCCGAACCTCGGTCTGCTTCTCGGTGGCGGTGCTGACATCGGGCAACGGATGATCGAACAGGCCGGCAGCGCGATCGGGCCGATTATCGCGGCGGGTTGCGGTCATCTCGGGGATGAGAAAGCCGAGAAGATTGCGAGCGAATTACTGATCGAGGATCAATTGAAATTTCTCAAGGCAATTCTGGGTCTGACATTCCCAAACGGATTTGGCTCTTTCGTCGAGCAACTGACAAGCCTCATGGGCGGCAAGGACGAAGGAGCAAAGGTAGTCAAAGTGCGCTTGCGGAAATCGCCATCGCCATCGCAGCCCTCATCCGACGCGGCTTCCCACCCGATTATGCAATGAACCTGACGCCGCGGCAGATCGATGCATTCATAGAATTCAGCAATGGACTCGATGAGATCGAGGCGCAGGCAATGAAGGAAGCGACCGGCTGATGCCTCCGAGGTTCACGGTCAAGACCAACGAAGCGGCCTGGATAAAGGCGATCCGCGACAAGCGACGGCCAATCGCCATCGCGGCAATTGCGGCCCTGCGCGAGACCGCCGCCAATGCAGTGCAGGAAGGGCGCCAGAACATCGGCGCTGCCGGGCCAGGATTCAGGCGGGCAAAGTGGCAAAGCGGGCTGCAGTATCTGACCAAAGACGCCACCAGGGCCGGCGAGCCGTCAATGCGGGCCAAGGCGGTCATCTTCCACAGGTATGGCTTCGCTGGCGTGTTCGAGCACGGACCTACCACCATCCGGGGCAAGCCGATGCTGTGGATACCGACCAGGCATGGAGCGCCGTCGCCAGGCAAGTCGGGCAAAACACTCACGTTTGCCACTGTCCGAGGCACGCCGTTGGCATTCGATGCCGACGACAAGAGCCGTGATCGTAAGCCGCTCTACATCGGTGTGCCAGAGGTGACCATACCGGACAAGTTTAGTGTCACCGAGATTGTTAGAAAGCATGTAAAGAAGTTTGCCGCGCTGTTCCACAAACACTTCAAGGACAATTAGGTAACAGACGCCATGGTTGAGCAACTGAAGGTCGAGATTGGGCTGGAGGGTGCCAGCGATATCGATGATCAACTTGCGATCATCCGCAACGGCTTTGCATCGCTGGGCCGGGTGGCTGTTCCTGTCTTCGCGGCGATCACTGTGGCAATGGTTGCCTCCACCAAGGCGACAATTGCCTTTGCGGAATCGATGAACAAGGTTAGTCAAGCGGCGATCGGTGTTGGCCAGAGCTTTGAACAGTTCGTTAAATTGCGGCAAGAGCTTGAGAAGTTAGTTCCTTCGTCGAAAGACGCCACCTCCGGGCTACAGGCATTCCAGAAGAGTCTTGAAAAGATCAAGGCTGCTGAAATCGCGGCCGATCTGGCGGAGACAAAAAAGAAACTGGAAGGTCTCGGTATTACTGTTAAGGAATTTCCTCCCGATCCCTTCCAGGCTATTCGCGAATCGGCCCAACAAGCGGCGGCGGAACTGCCGAGGTTCATCCAGCAACTCAGTCAAATGCCGGATAGCGCAGAACGCAGCGCAATGGCAATCGAGCGCCTGGGTTCGGTCGCTGGAACCTCGTTAATCCAATCTTTGAAACTTGCCGATCCAAATCTATCGCAAACCGAGCGGTCGGCAATCTTGCTTACGCAAGCGTTTGATAGACTTTCCACCGCCTGGGAAAATTTCGGGAGTCTGACCTTTGCGCCTCTGATCACGGAGGGGATTAATACAGCAACGGCAGCTCTGGTGGCGTTTCAAAACATAGTAACAAACTTTTCTTGGAAAACCCTTTCAGATGGCGCCACGGCGGCCTTCAACCTGATCACCGGCCTGATATCGGCTTTTACTCTTCAAGGGATGATTACTTGGATTGAACAAGCAATCTTGAAGTGGCTCGGGTTGGCTGATGTGGCGAGGAAAGCGAGGGAGGCCTTTCAAGACCCAAAAGGACCACTGCCAGAACCCGGCGGCATTCCCCAGATGGCCGGTGGCGGGTTATTCGGCGGCCGCGGCACCGGCACGTCTGACAGCAATTTGGCTTGGCTTTCCCGCGGCGAGCACATCATGCCGGCACGTGTGGTGCGGCAGCCAGGCGTGCTGGCGTTCCTCGAGGCGCTGCGGCGAGGTGGGGGCATTCCCGGCTATGCCGAGGGCGGGGCCGTTGGCGGCACAAGTTCTGCCTTGATCATCGGCCCCGTATTGGGGCGACTGGCCAAGCAGCTGAGCGATATAGCGAACAGCATCTTTCAAACCATGCAATCCTACATGAAATCTGTAGAGCAGGCTTTAAATAGTTTCTGGCAAACCGCACAAGGGATGGACCGCGCAATGGCGGGCGTACAGGAAGGAATTCGCTCAGTCGCGGATGAATTAGTGGCAATGGAGAATGCAATAAAGGTAAAGGGTGGTAATGCTCGCGGCGGTCTACTGGGCGGCCGTGGCACCGGCACCTCGGACAGTAACCTGGCCTGGGTCTCGCGCGGCGAATACATCACGCCGGCGCGGGCGGTGGCACAACCGGGCGTGCTGTCGTTCCTTGAGGCACTGCGACGATCGGGCGGGAACCTGGGCCGCGTGCTCGACGGCATGGGCCGGTTTGCGCTCGGGGGCATGGTGCCGCGGTATGCCGCCGGCGGGCTCGCCGGTGGCAGTAATGTCACCATCCAGTTTCCCGGCCTGCCGCCCATCAGTGGGCTGCGCGCTTCGTCAAATGTGGTCGAGCAATTGCACCGGGCGGCGGCGCTGGCACAGGTCCGCTCGGGCGGTCGCAAGCCGAGCCGGTATAGCTAATGCCTGCCTATACCCTG